TGTTAGTTGAAGTACAATCTTCTTTTATGGCATCCAGTCGTGTAGCTAGTTTGGATACGTTTGCCGTCAATTCATCGCATTTCAACTGGTATTTATCGTCGAGTTCGTGGAGTGCATTAATGCATTGTGTGCGAATGCTTATAATGCGTTGTCCTAAATTCGCGTAGTTTGCATTTGCGTCGTCTCGTATGCGGATCATCGTAGTCTCGGTTGGTGCAATGGATTGCAAACGCGCGATTCTCGTTTCCAGACTGTCTATATATTCACGCAAGCTGGCGTTATCCTCTTCCATTTTGCTAAGTATATAATTGTACCTATTAATATTTGTCTGCGAATATGCCTCGCATTTTTCTTGTTGGTCGTAAATATCACACTTTAACTGGTTCAAATGCCGATTGGTCCAATGAATTGCACACATAAATAACACTATGATAGGCACCCACAAACATACTATAAACAAGGGATAATCAATCACATAATATTCAACAGTGTCCGTGGGTGTGGTGACCACATCACTAACCATAAATTCCGCATTAGAGCAAGACGACATTTTAATGGATAATTAAATTGTATTTAATGCGTTTTCAAATATCATTGAAAAAGTTCAATTTTTTAATGGACAATGTAGATATTGATTTACTTAGTAAGGGCTTAAAGTGGTCACATTATATATGTTTAATTTCTAACAATGCTAGTAAGCCGTTTATTGTCCACCGTACATTCAAGCTATGCAGTTTCCGCACTGTCCGTATTTAAAAGTTCTTGCTATCATAAGATAGACTTTAAAATCAGCGAAGAAAATACAGCAAATAATGCAGTAAAACGATTTGCAGCATTCAATATAGGTTGTCTAGCAGTAACTGATATTTCAAATGCCGTTGTGGGCGTATTATCTGAACGGGACTATTTGCACAAAGTTTCCGCATTAGGTAAAGATGATAGAATAGTTAAAGTGAAAGACATTTGCACTTACACCCCGAATATAATTATAGCAAAAAAGGATGATACGATCGAACAGTGTATGAATAAGATGTTGTTCAAAGACATCCGTCATTTACTGGTTATAGATGAAACCACCAACGACGTAGTAGGGATGATTTCAATTAAGGATTTAGTTAAAGAAGTTATGAAAGACAAAAATGATATAATTACTCGGTTAACTGATTTCAAGCTCGGGAAGGGAGCATATTTTGGAAGCGATTAAAAAACTACAATAAATTCACATATACACAAACCCCGTCGGTTGAATACCAACATAATACACTACACGTCTGTTTGCGCCGTAGTATCGCCCGTTTTCTTGGGGCGTTTTATAATTCTACTGACGATGGTATAATTATATTTTTCACAAAAATCTTTGACTGATAATAATGTTTCTTTTCCACTCCCACAGCATCTAGCAAATACTGTTTGAACGACTTCATCTGGTTCATAATCCCACAGGCTACGAAACGTCTCTTCATCTTCTTCATCTGCAAACAAGACAGTTTCTGCATCATAATCAATCTGACCATTATGTTGACTTATGCGGTCATACCAAATCGGACTGAACGATGCATAATACAACCATTTGCACTGAAAAGCATTGGCAAAGTCTTGATGTGTGAATGTATTAAAGACCCGATGACAATCTTTGCGCACTGGATACTTCACTGCGTGTTCAAGTACTCTGTTTCGGAGAATATTAGATGTATCAATGTTTGCATATGGCGCGATGTGTTCGGCCGTTAAATTGACTATAAATCGAATATCAGACTGTTCATCAGTGCTTTGCGATGAAATGTTAACACTAAGATATGTTCGCATAAAATCAACCAAACAATAAGAACGAAGCGCCATAGTATATACAATAGACCCAATATCCGTATCGGCAGCATTTCCGTCTAACCATAGCTGGTTCTTTGCTTCAACGTATGATTGTAATGATGGATGTAATTTTTTATAGATTGTGTTGTATACCATCAGTACGTAGTTGTAGAGTTCGGGTTTAAATCCCGAATAATAAAGTTCATATGTCCAAAACAGGGCTTCATCTGGTTTATGGTCGAGTAATGCAAGGAACAATGATTGTTTAACCTCAACCATTTGGTATAAATACCTGGTAAACGCAAGAGCAGGTTGAATGATAGGCATAGTTGATATTATGCGTAAATGTAAGTTACTGTTATAAATCTAACATAAAAAGTTTTCAATTTTACGACGTTAAACGTAGATTGTTCAACATATGGTTGAATACACAAATGATAGAATTGTAAATAGAAAATCTGAATAGTAAATAAGCAAATGCTCACAATATATTTTAGCAGAAATGTATTGTGAATACACAAAAATCTAATGATAATATATAATATGCACAATAAATCAAAGAGAGTACAATTTAAATTGCACAACGATAAGAAACCGCGTAAAACTAGAAAACAATGCGTGGGAGGCGCGAAGCGCAATCATTATGCAAATGCATCAAAGTCACATTTAGTGAGCGTCTTCTTAGAGATGTTAAATATGGTAAAGTTATATCACTGGAAAACGCATTCATATGCACAACACAAAGCAACCGATGATTTGTATGCTAGCTTGAATTCGGATGTAGACAAATTCATAGAGGTCTTATTGGGCAAAGATGCAAAACGAATAAAAATGATGGAGAAAAAAATAGACTTAATAGATCCTATCAATGTGACGGATTTTAAGTCCAGAATATACGAATACAGAGAATTTTTGATGGATATGAATATGCATTTTAACGAGACGAGAGATTCGGATTTGTTGTCAATACGCGATGATTTGTTAGCAGATATTAATCAATTTTTATATTTAATGACATTCCGTAAATAAGTAGTCGTCGCAAGCTGGCATCTCATATTGGCAGCTATATTTATAAAGCATCCCATTTAGAGTAGGCATATAATTGGCATCTGCCGGGTATTTTCCACTAATTTCAAATAAACGTATGGAACTAGGTTGCATACGTTTATTCAAAACGCTTTTTCGCAATTGGAATATTTTTTTCCACGTCCGTTGGATAATGCGTAGCCAGTGAGTTTTCAAAATAACAGTGTACGTGGCATCGTCCAATATTGCGAGTTGCATAATGTCAATGACTGGCTTGCGAATTTTAATAATACTATATAACTGTAAGTATGAGAGAGTATGTGCGTGCGAATATTTAAAGAATGTTTTTGGGCGCATCGAGTTAGCATATAGTGTAAGTTTGCGATCAGGAAAGTGACTACACAGACCGATATAATGCGTGCCATTTTGTTTTTCTGTATCTAGGAAATCTTGTTCTTCTAAGTAGATATTGTCAATGACATATTCGTCTTCAAATGCGTCTTCGTCACTATAAATATCTTCGTCGCTGTCCACAATAATAACCGCATCATCTGAGCTGATACTGTCTCTCTGCGTGGTGCCTAAGTCATTCACGTGAGGTTGCATTGATGAACCTGAATTGATCGCCATGTTCACTTCTGTTATATTACTGTCCCATATGGGTTGTGTATGTTGATCAAAAATAGAGCAAGTGACTGAATTCAATTTTTTATCAAATGTGTTGCAGTCAAAACCTTTATACAAATAATCGTTGTAATACATTTACACATAAAGGCTCTGCGACGTCGTAACATATTTCAGAACAAGACCTTCAATCTGGTTTAGTTTGTGCATAAATTCCACGTTTCCAACGGCTTCCGCAATATTCATAAACTCCTTAGCAATGGTTACGATCTTCAACATAGCCTTTGTAAAATCTCCAATAGAAATGGATTTTTCGGCGACTTCATTTTGAATAAACGACTTGCAATCGTGTTCTGTGGCACAATCGCACCATATCATAGAAAATTCAATGATGTCATAACACAGTGCATCAGAATAATCAATGCCTGTATGCAACCCGTCTTGCAATTCCTGGTCTTGATATGAATTGTATGCTTGTTCAAGTGCCGAAATCTTCCGATTAAGGAATTCGTCATTGCTGTTTGCACGACTAGCACGCAGATCGCTCGGCAACTTGATGTCAGTAAAGCACGAAAACAAGCCAATTAGCTGTGTCGGGGAGAATTCGGCGAAGAAATCCCAGTCACGAATAAGTTGCGAAATTGGGAGAGGATGGATTTCCGCCAGATTTGATGCCATTATACCCAGTGTAGTGAACGAATAGTGACCCTCCTCGTCTTGTATTATGAACCCATTTCTCACCAAAATATTGCAAACTAGTGCGGTCTGTGATTGCAAATACGATTGGGTAGAACTAAACGTCTGGCACTGGTTTTTCAGGTCGGTTTCCATATCGGTCAATCTGCCAATAGCATCAATATCAGATTTAATATATTTATACTCGTCCTCCATCGCACGTAACTCCCGTTCTGCTTGGCGTTGTTTTTTATTCGCGGTAGTATTATAAACTTGCAACGTTTGAATATACGTTTCACACACGTTGCGTGGAGTACGCAAGGATGCAATGGCAGCAGTATGTTGTGTTATGCGTTGTTCTGTTTGAAAAATATTGCGTTGGATATCGGCGGTCGTGATGACAATTTCTCGTTGCACCATACTTTTTTGCGAAAAGATGTGGAAATTGTCAGTTTGTCCGTTTTTAATAAGATTAAAAATAAGCGGATATGACACGCGGAACTTAGAAACCAATTGTTGAGGTTTCCCGCCCATCATTGTTTTATACTCGTTCATAGAGGGCGTTCTGAACAGGTTGTTACAATGAACGACGTGCCCGACCGTATCAATGCCGCGTCGTCCAGCCCGACCCGCCATTTGCGTATATTCGTGTGCCAACAAATATCTATCCAAATTGCCGTCAAACTTTGTAAGTCCTGTGAAAACGGCGGTTTTAATGGGACAATCCAAGCCAATTGCAAAGGATTCGGTCGCAAACAAGAGCTGAATGTAGCGTTTAGAAATCATCAATTCCACGATTTCGCGCAAAATAGGTATCATTCCCGAATGATGGATGCCAACGCCCCGCTCTAACATAGAAACAAGTTGAATGTATTCAGGTAGTTCCATATATTCTTTGTAGTTCGGTAATTTGCGTATAATGTGGTCGCATTCAGATCTAACCAAATGTGCGTGATTGCTGTCTTCTTCCGTCAATGGAACTGTAATATCAGCAGCGCACGACTCAACATTTTTTCTGGAAAAAACAAAAGCAATCGCCGGCAACATTTCACGCTCTCGTAAAAATGTGGCGAGTTGATTGAGTGTGTGTTTACGATTAATGCGAACTTTGTTGTCATCAAACAACTTGTTTATTTTCACAATATTTTTATATCCAATCTCATTAAAGACACCCTTTTCATTTTGGAGCGGAATAAGAGCATTTGTGTTGTCTTTGATGTCTTTTTGAATAGTCTTGTCCTTGATGTGTTTAAATACCGTCTCGGCGGTAGTAATATAACCATAATGAGATAGTGGGACTACACGATGATTTGTGGAGGCAAGGTAGACACATTTCGCATCGTCAGCAACATCGTCTTTTTCGCACCACTTTGCGAAACCCTCTGGATTATCAATCGTCGCAGAAAGCATAACCATCTGAATATGTCGTGGCAACATAAGTATAGTTTTCTCCCAAGTTTGTCCGCGTTCAGTGTCGTTAATGTAGTGAACTTCATCAAAAACGACACAAGCTAGTTCATTATGAATGTCAATTTGAAATTGCAGACTGGACGGCTTTGTTTCAGACACAGAAGTGACGGCGGTAAACAGATAATTCATTAGAATTTCGGTTGTCATAATGAGCACATCCGCTTCTGGGTTGGTCTTGATGTCGCCAGTAAACAAGCCGAATGAAATGTGCGGGTACTTTTTAGTAAATTCGTAGTATTTTTGATTAGAAAGGGCTTTGATGGGACTGGTATAAATAACTTTTTTGCCGAGAGCCGTGAAATGTTGGATGGCAAATTCGGCGGGCAGGGTTTTGCCTGAGCCAGTGTGGGCGGTGACGAGGACGTGTTGACCATCAACGATAGCTTCAATAGCATATTTTTGAAAATCACTCAGAGGATATGGATACAATTCAAAATGCGCATCGTATTTTGAATTGGACGGGTAGGGGGTATTGCAGATTTTTACCATTTTGTTGGTTTACAATATATAGTATGACTTCCTATTTATATTAGTTTGTAAAAACAATAACACTAATAGTTCGATGGTTCAAATGGGTAAAGGCATTACTGAACATTTACGTGTATTTGGCAACGAGTTGTTTTGCTAGTTTATCATTCCCACGCGAGTTGAATGCACTCTTATTATGTATTCGGTGCAGCACTTGCACATCTTGTATATTATAAAAACGATACCCGGTTTTCCATAATCTTAACCATAAATCATAATCTTCTACCACATTAGGTTCATTGCTCCAATAACACATCGGTTTCTTTACCAAACAACTGCTATTTATAATCGGATTAGTAATAGTAAAATTGAACTTGGTTATATCACCAAATGGTATATTTGGTGAACCAGTCCTTTCTCCAAAATATCTACATTGTGTCCCGATAACATCATATGCATCAGTAAATGGAATTTGACTTTCTAATTTTGTGGGCAACCAAACATCATCTACATCTAATATGCTGATCCAGTCATATTTGCAATATTTTATCATTTCGTTTAGAGCATTTGATTTGCCGACGCAATTATGCAAATCAATAACAGTAATATTTGAGTTAAATAATTCATATGTCTTCGCAATATGTAAACATTCTGAACCGGGGGGGTGACCGTTTATGCCAATGATTAATTCCCATTTATTATAACTTTGACATAAAATAGACATTACTGACTCATTGATATATTCAATCCCATTATAAATGGGCATTAATATACTAATCATTGTATAGTATATTCACATCATACATTTTATATCATTTGAATTAAAATACTTTGATCAGCGTTTACTATATAATTATTATCAAAATAAATTATTATATCAATTTAGTTTATCCACGTGTGAATGCCGAACCAGCATTGCGAATTTATTATTTAATGGTTTATAATAACTTAAAGTTATTAGCGTTTAAACAGTAATATAATGCAAAATTTAGTTCTCATTACTTCGGTTATATGTATCCAAAATACGCCATTATCATATACTAATACGCGGTCAGTTTATTCTCACGCAGAAAGATTTGAACAAACAAAAACTACAATTGAAACAGTTAAAGCCAAAATACCGCATTTAAAAATAATCATAGTTGAATGCTCAGAATTGGATCAGGAACAAACTGAATATTTAACAACGCACAGTGATTATTTTTTAAATTTATATAAAAACGATTTTATACGAAACTGCACAACCGGCATTTCAAAATCTTTGGGGGAAGGCATGATGACAATTTGTGCGTTAAATTATATTATTGATAATAATATAGAATATGACAATCTAATAAAAATTTCTGGAAGATATTGGTTATCTAATAAATTTGAGTATACCAATTTTAATAATAATGACATTGTAATTAAATATATTGAAAATAATAATGACTATGTGCTTACAGCTCTATATAAATTACCGAAATCAGCATCTGTTAATTTTATGAAATTCTTAGAACGCAATTTTAACAACATGAAAAATTGCATAGGATTTGAAATTTTATTTGCGAATTTTATAAAAACTGAAAATAAACAAATTAAAACATTGGATCCGATTGGGTTGGATGGGTATGTTTCAGTTGCAAGGGAATTTTATTCAGGCTAATAAAATATTTATTATCTTAAAATTATCATATAAATATAAAATTCCCATAGATATATTATTAAAATATCATGCGAATAGCTGTCATTGATGGTGTAAATCAAGATATTGGTTTAAATATTTTATTTCCAGAAGCAGACTATTTTATAAATAATACTGAAACAGATAAATCTTCAAATATGAAGGCAAGTAATATTATTCCAAACTACGATTGGTCGAAAATAAATGACATAAATTACGATTACTTGTGTATTGTTATATCAGTATATGATGCAAAACCTGGAACGAAATTTTTTAAACCTAATATATATGATATATTGCAACGTGAACTCAAAATAATTAATGAAAATAATTTTAAAAAGGTATTTATTTTTGATAATTACGATTATGATTATGATCCGAACGAAATAATACAAAATGATAAAATTTCTTTATTTTTCAAAAGAAATTATAATAAAACAAAAATTTATAAAAATAATGTAGTGCCTTTTCCCTTTATAATGTTTGGAGATGTTTCAATTATTGAAAAAATAGATATTCCTTTATTTTATTCACCAACAAAAGACAATCGTATTTTTTTTTCCGGATCGATATTTGCGCACGAAGACCCACAAATAAACTATTATAGAAACCGAAGAATTATATATGATAAGATTCGTCACTTAATTTATAATCCTGGTTCATTGCAATATAATGACTTTTTACGTGCAATAGGATTATCAAAATATTCATTAGATTTAAACGGAGTTGGTGACCCAAATAAACGGACGTTTGAAATACTATCACAGGGCTCTTTAAGAATTGCAGAATATAATGATTTAAAATGGCCGTTTGAAGAGACATTTTCAGAAGAAACAATTTTTAAAGATGCTGATGATTTTTGTAATAAAATAAATGCCTTAAATCATGATAATGACCTGTATTTGAAGTGCATTAATAATCAATTAAATATTTATAACAAATATTTTAATAAAAAGTGGATTAAAGAGTATATAATTACATTTTTGTAATAAATATACAAAGATAATGAATGCGTTCAATTGAAAATGGTGTAAAATATATTACAACTCCTTATGTTTTTCATTGTGAAGACGATTGGGAATTTTATTGTCCTGGTTTTATTGAATTATCAATGAAAATATTACAAACAAACGATAGAATTTCACAAGTTTTATTAAGATCATATCACGAATATATATAGATATCGTATGAAAATCAACGATGATAATAATAACTATAACATAATAACATTAAATGAAGGCACTTCCGTGTATAGTTTTAATCCATCATTAAAAAAATAGAAGTAGAATTATTAAATATCCCATATAAAGATACATATGACGAAGGGACAATACAAAAAATACAAGAATTGGGGTACATTTATGTTGTTACTAAAAATGTAAATGGTTTTGTAAACCACATTGGTTGGAATGATCACGTATACTAATATATTTTATTAAATAATATAGTGTATTGATTAATACATAAAGAATACTTGTAATGATTATATAATGGAATATAATATAAAATATTATTTAATACATGGTGTTGATAAATCCAGAGGACCAAGAATGATAGATGAATTTAATAAATGGGGATTAGACAATAAAAAGGTTGAATGGATTTTAGAACCAAATAAAGATAAAATTACAGACGTAATGCGAGAACAATTGTTATTACAAGTTAATTCAACTAGTTGTGGAATACCTTTTCCTGGTGGTTGTTCTAATATTGGAAATGGAAAAATATCATGTACATACAAGCATTATTTGTGCTTAAAAAATATTGTTGAAAATAACTATGAATATGGTGTTATTATGGAAGATAATCAATATTTTTGTGATAATATACCGAATACAATCGACAAATATATAACCCAATTAAATAATTTATATCCTGATTGGGATATTATTTTTGATACAAAATGGGCAAAAATGCAGGATATTGAGGAAGCAACTGTTATAGATGATATTTTTGTATATCCAAAATCAAATGAAATTACAAAATACTGTCATGGGGGTACAAGACTTGCTCAATTCTATATTATAAGAAATAAATGCGCGCAAAAATTATATAATAATTATATTCCTTTTAACAATGCTCCTGATTGGTGGATGAATGATTTATTTCGTAAATTAAATATAAAATCGTTTTGGTCAGAACCTTCTATAAGCGACGTTTTTCCTCACATTTCAACGGCTAATTAAAATATAAAGAATTATATAATAATGAATAATTAACTTTATTAAACAAATTTATTTGCTAGACAATCAAGCAAATAAAATGCACACCACTATACACCTTGCATTTGATTAATATAAATAACATTTTTGTTCTTTTAATGTATAATTATTATTAATATAATATTCTATTACTTCAATTAGTTTTTCACAGTTAACGTTCATATTTAATCTTAATTGATTATAGATTTCATAAATAGGAGACCTCCATTTTGGAAATACCGTATGATCATCACATAACATTATATGATTTTTATTTGAAGAATAAGATAAACCTGGAAAATAATAATATGGATGATATTCTTCATGACAACATTCTACAATTAACGCATCATTGGGCGCAAACGGTATACTGACTAATTGAGCTCCGTGAGGAGAAATAATTACATTGTGATTTTCAAAAAACGCAGTTTGTTCTTCAAATGAAATATTTTCAAAATAAATAACGTCAACATCAACATTAAATCTTTCTTTAATTTTATTACACATTTCTTCTTCATTTAAAATTGTTCTTCCATTATTTATTCTTCTATTAATCAAACCTATTGCCAATTTTTTTGTATTTTCTCCTGAGAAAAATTTATTAATAGCAACAATATCACTCACAATTGGGTGAGGAAACCATAGATTGTAATAACCAGTTCTAATGCTATTGTCTTTCCAGTTTATAAAATTATCCAATTTTTTAAACCCGTTCTTATTATACTCAGCATCATCACCCATTATTCCGCAAAAATGACTAAACTTTAAAACTATATCATAATTAAAATTATTTACATTTCCAGTAAAAATAAAATTATTTAATTTTTTATATAAAAATTTAATATAACTGCTTACATACATTGATATATAGGACGTTTGTGGAATTTGCAATACTATTAAATAATCGTTATATTGTAATATAACGCTTGTAGCAAAATAAAAATATTCCATTGTATGTACAAAATGTGGCATTCCTAATACATCCCATTTATCACACGTTATTACTATTTTATTATTATTATACATTTTTTGTATACGTTCGTTATTTTCATTCTCAATTGCAAATTCCATGTATTATATACACATTTTGTATTATTTATATGGTTTATATAGATGATTCTTTATGTGAGCCACTAGCAAAATATGATACAATAAAAATAGCAAGGCTATGTTTATTGTCGCCAAAAATTAGAATGAGTTTGTCTCATTAAATATAAGTAAGCTCTATTCATAGAAACAAATTACTCTGTTTTAAAGTTTACAAGCATTTTAAGTTGGTCATAAATGCTATTTTCAATCGTTTTTTTACCACATAATGTCATATTTTTAGATATTGAATCTTCATATTTTTCAATATTTATATTTAAATCGTATATTTCATTAATATAACAACATAATTCATATTTGGTTACAACATTTGGTGAAAAAATATGTTTTATTCCATTCCAAAAACCACCACTATCTATTACATTTTTAATGTATTTTGCCAATTCTAAACAAGTTACCCCGTTCCAAAAATGATTTGTATACCCTTTTATGTTACCATTTTTATTACTTTTAATCCATTCTATTAAAGATTTTTTGCCAGATAATTCTTCGCCTATAATGGATGTTCTAATTATTGTTGCATCTTCGGGTTCTCCCAAAGATTTCGACGTACCATAAATGTCTGTTGATGTATGCGCGTCATTTATTGAATAATTGCCGTTTGATCCATCATACACACAATCTGTTGTTATATGAATAAACTTGTAACTATATCTTTTAGATATTTCATTTAATTTATGGGGGAATAGTGTGTTAACCCGTATATAAGTTCTATAATTATCCTTTTTATATTTTTGAGGTATTATTCCGGCACAATTAATTATAACATCATTCTTTTGTAAATTATTGGTCAATATATCTTCCAGTTTTAACCATGTATCGGTTTCAATGTCATAATCATCCCTAAGAATACAAGTTATGTCATATTTATCCTTTAAAACCTCTAATACATATCTACCAAGCATTCCAGTACCGCCAAACAATACGATTTTCATATAATATTGTTTATACAATCGTTTTATATCAATATGCCTAGGTTTAATAATTTAGGCAGTTGACAGTTCATTGTTGGCAAATTGGTAATATATATATATATAACAATTTAAACACAATAGATTATTATTATTAAAATGATAGAAAACAAGACTATTCTTATATTTGGTGGCACAGGTTCGTTAGGACACGAGGTTGTTGCGCGATATATTGAAAAAAATGTTATATACAATTACTCGCGTGATGAATGCAAACACTGGAAAATGAAACTGGACTTTAATCACAATAAAAATTTAAATTTTATTATTGGCGATGTAATAAACGAAAAAAAAATTGAAGAAACAATTCTAAGAATTAAACCAAATATTATAATAATTGCATCTGCGATGAAACATATTGATCAATGCGAGTATAATACAGACCAGAGTTTAAATACAAATTTATTAGGTGTAAAAAACATACTAGATTTAATTGAAAAACATCAATATATGTTAAACACAACATTAGAAACTGTTTTATTTGTGAGTAGCGATAAAGCGTGTAGTCCGATTAACGTTTATGGATTATGTAAAGCATTATCTGAGACATTGATAACCGAAAAATCATACTACTTAAAAAATATAAAGTTTGTTAATATTCGTTATGGCAATGTGTTAAACTCACGAGGGAGCATTATACCCCTGTTGCATACGATAGGTTCTGATGCAGAAAAATCTCATTTTACACTTACAAATGATAAAATGACACGGTTTGTAATGACGTTGGAACAAAGCGTTAATTTAATAGAACACGCAATAATTAATGGTGAATCTGGCGACACCGTTATACCAAAGTTAATTTCTATGAACGTTAAGGACTTAGTTGAAATATTTTCTGAAAAATATAACAAACCTATTAAATTAACCGGAATTAAGCCTGGTGAAAAATTACTCGAGTCTTTAATTAATAAATCACAATCAGCTAGAATTAAAATAAATGGTGAATATACACATATTAAATCGGTATACGATTTTAATGAAACAATAAATGAAACGAGTCTTACAGATTACAACAGTAAGATTAATCCACTAAGCAAAGAAGAGTTGTATAATTTTTTAATCGGGTTAAACCTAATTTAAATACATTATATATCAACTGCACCGACTAAAAAGAACAATGAGGTATAAACTCATTTGAAAATATATAGTTAAAGACAATATATAGTTAAGTATAAGACGCATTTAACTATATATGGATATTACATTTGTAAGTTGTTTTTATATAATTAAATCTAAATTTGATAAAAATATTTATATTGGATGGATGAACAATTTCATTTCCATTGTAAATACTTTTAATTTAATCATATATTCTGATGAAAATAGTTACCAATATATTGACACAAGAGGCAACCCGCGGATTAAAGTTATCATACGTCCACTTGAAGAGTTTTTTAATTACAATTACAAGGAAAATTGGATAGCAAATCACGAAAAAAATCATCAATTAAACAAACAATCTTGTTGGGAGTTAAACATGCTGTGGTCTGAAAAGATTTGGTTTGTTAAGGACGCAATTGACAAAAAATATTACATAACAGATTTTTACGGGTGGTGTGATATAGGTTATTTTCGCAATCGTGAAAAAGACGTACATACAAGCAAATTAATGAATTGGCCGAATCCAAACATTCTATCTAAACTTGATGCGAACAAAATTTACTATGCTTGTGTAAATAATGACCACGAGTATATGAATTATATGTATAACAACATCAATTGCAAGAACAATTTAGAATTGCCAACTCAACCAATAAATGCAAACCAAGTATCTATCGCTGGCGGGTTTTTCATTTGTCATAAAAATAAAATAACATGGTGGGCAAATACATATAATAGTAAACTTGAATTATATTTTAAACATAATTATTTAGTAAAAGATGATCAAATTATCCTAGTTGATTGTATTTTATCAGATATAAATCAGTTTATTATATTTAACGAGAATAATCGTATGTTTGATAATTGGTTCATGTTTCAGAGAATATTAGCATGACAATACAGTTGAATGTGCACATATATGAATAATTAAATTTTACAAACTTTCATATAACTTATTAAAATTTTCAAAACATACATCTACACTCAAATTTTCGTGTATATATTCCCGCGGTTTATATGTGTCTAATTTATTTGTGAATATGTGAAACGTTGTTTCTAACTCAGTCTCTTCGTAGAAATATTCACCACATCTTTCATCCCAGTATGGTATAGTTGTGCACGGAATGTTATTATAGTTTCCTCCTACTTCCTGTGACATAGACTTTGCATTCCATACTAAGAGTGGCACGTTACAAGATAATGCTTCTTCTATTGCAAAGCCTTGACTTTCATGGGCGTCTAGTATAATTCCATACTTACATTGCTGCAAATATTTTAAATAGTCGTCTTCGTCGTATCTCTGAACATAATCAAAAATTTTGTATTCTATTCCGTGTTTCTCTAACATAGTTGCAATTAAACGCAATTCTGTCGGTTTTCTACGTTTGAAATAAATAAATACCTTTTCGCGAACTGCATTTGTTTGGTTAAATTTTTGCGTGTCAACTGGAAATGCAAACTGTTTTACCGGAAGAATTTTATCTGCATTCATATTTATCCAGAGTTCCTGTACCCATTTGCTTGGTTGTATGTAAACAGAATTGTTGTGAATATTATTTATCAAATTTAAATTATTTGTAGGAAAAACCGAAAAATGTGGACCAAATATAAATTTTTTAGTCTTGTAGTTTGTTGTATTTACTGCATAACTGGGGCAATATATATATTGATAATCAATTATATCATTCTCACTGCCATATTTATACTTGATTCCGTGTTGCGATAACATCATATTCAACCCATGACAATTTTTGTGATGCAAATCTCCTATAATTAACAAGTTAAACATTTATTTACACACTTGAATATATACACTGGCACAATTTTAAGTCATTATATAACAAATACTGTTAACATTGTTTATTGTATAACGACTTAAAAATACAACGATTGTCTATTATATAATGCTAATTACATTTTCCCAACTTTTTAACCATTTTAAGCTAACTGTTACAGGCATACTACACGTAGGTGCACACGATTGTGAGGAAAAATCAGCATACAATCAGTTTAACATTAATGACGATAATATATACTGGGTAGATGCTATGCCTGAGAAAATAGTTTCAAACAGACAAAAATATGGCAAACAGTTAAACATTTATCAAGGAGTTATTGACGAAGAAGATGACAAAACAGTAGACTTCCATATTACTAATAATGGCGAAAGTTCATCAATATTAACTTTTGGCAGCCATGAAACACATCATCCGCACGTAAAGGTGATTTCAACGCGACGTATGACCACAACCCGTTTAGATACATTGTTCGAACAATATCAAATACCAATTGAAAAAATTAACTTTCTTAATTTGGATATACAAGGCGTTGAACTTCGAGCATTAAAATCGATGGAAAAGCATTTGCATCATATAAAGTATATATATACCGAAGTAAATACTGAGCAAGTTTATAAAGGATGTGCACAAATGTCTGAAATTGATGAATATTTGTCCAAATTTGGGTTTCAACGAGCGGCGACTTATGTTATTCAACAATATGGTTGGGGAGATGCTTTCTATATCAAAGTTTAGAATTACACTTACTAAAAATAAAAATGAGACACGATCCAATTAAAAATTAAAGTTGTGTAAAATCAATTGTAGGAGTTTCACCTACAAACCATATAATGTAAATACAATATTAGAATGATTAAGCGTTTGATTTAATATATTTTATTAAAA